GTGGACGAAAGGAGCATTTTAAATATGAATATTACGCGAGGAGTTATTGCTAAAGCACAAAAGCTAGTAATTTACGGACCAGAAGGGATTGGTAAATCAACATTAGCTGCACAATTTCCTAATCCATTATTTATTGACACGGAAGGCAGTACCAATAATATGGACGTCGCTCGTTTAGATAAACCATCAAGCTGGACTATGTTGCTGCAACAAATCGATTTTGTAAAACAAACGATGCCTTGCAACACTTTGATAATCGATACAGCAGATTGGGCAGAACGATTATGCATTGATTACGTTGTTTCAAATGCGAATAAAACCAGTATCACACAGTTTGGATATGGTGAGGGATTTATTCAATTAGAAGAAGTATTCGGTAAATTTCTAAATAAATTAACAGATTTAGCAGAAATTGGCATCAATATTGTTCTTACTGCCCATGCAAAAATTGTGAAATTTGAACAACCGGATGAAATGGGTGCCTATGATCGTTGGGAATTAAAGTTAGGAAATAAAACCACTGCTAAAACTGCTTCAATTACGAAGGAGTGGGCGGATGCAGTATTGTTCTGCAATTACAAAACGTTGTCGGTAGCTGCAGATGATAAAGGTAAAAAATTTAAGGGACAAGGAGGTAAACGTGTCATGTACACAACGCACCATCCAGCATGGGACGCAAAAAATCGTTTTGGCTTACCTGATGAAATGGATATGAATTTTTCTGGAATAGCACATATTTTCGCTAGTCAACAACAAGCAGTACCGCAACCTACGACAATGCCAGAACCAATCGTAGAACAGCCAAAATTAGAGTCTTCAACAACGGAATCAACACCGAACTTCGAACGGGAATCTGTCGATTATACAGGCATTCCACAAAACTTAGTGGATTTAATGCAAGCAAACAATGTGTTGCCAGGGGAAATTATGGCAGCGACTGAATCAAAAGGCTACTACCCTGTAGGAACACCGATTCAGAACTATGATCGAGGATACATTGACGGCGTATTAGTCGCTGCATGGGAGCAAGTCTTCGCAATGATTAAAGAAATTAGAAACCAACAAACATTTTAGGAGGAAAAATAAATGACACAACAATACCAACAAGACCGCGAATTAGGATGGGATGACACAATTGTTCAAGACAGTGAAGGAGGTATTGTCTTAGCACCAGGAGATTATATTTTTGAAGTTGTTAAATTTGAACGTGCACGATTTACACCAGGACCAACATCTAAATTACCAGCATGTAATATGGCTAAATTGGAATTGAAAATTCAATCAGAACAAGGGACGGCGATTGTTTTCAACAATTTATACTTGCATACGTCAACAGAAGGTTTGTTATCAGCTTTCTTTGCTTCAATTGGTCAAAAAGTGAAAGGTGCACCGTTACAAATGAATTGGAATTTAGTGACTGGTGCGAAAGGGGCAGTCAAAATTAAGAATCGGACATATAAAGACAATACTTACAATGATGTTGACCGTTTCTATCCATTAGATGCTAGTTATTACACAATAAAAGAAGCACCAGAAGTTGTCAAACAGCTACAACAACCAGCGCAAGGCTATCAAGCACCACAACAACAGAATTGGTCAGCGCCTACACAACAACCGACGCAACCGACACAAGGCTATCAACCAGGAGCTTTCTAGGAGGGATATGTTTGATACTAAAATCAGGTCATTATACTCAAGAATTTAAGGAACATATCGATTGGGTTATTGAAGAATTAAAAAAAGATAGCACTATAATAGGCTATCTCGAATTAGATTGGTTTGATGAACCAACAACAATTGATATGAAACTGGCAGAAAAAATTAGAAGAGCTATCCACCAAGGCCTTTACTCACAAAATGACCAATGAAAGCTGAAATTATATTGGTAATAATAAAAGCAATTGGTACAAAGTACGGTTTTTCTTTGAATCTGTACCAATATGCCCGTAGAGATGCTCCATACAAATCTTTTTCTGAAGTATTAGTCTTAAGAGTTCTATCTATAGCCATATTAACCATTTGTGTAAACATACGGACTTTACTAGATGTAGACATACTTAATTCGTAGTATTTTCCTTCTTCAAAAGCTTTTGCCTCAGCAGCACCAGTAAGGTATTGTTTTGGTTCTAAAGTATTTTTAATCATAAGATGGTCCATTTTTTTATCTTCGATGTAATCTGGTCCATAAAGTTCTTTGAATAGAGAAGCAATATTGATTTGTTGATTGTCCGAAAGTAAGAAAGGATGCCCACCCAATACTTGATAACGGTGTTCTAGTGCTTTAAAACCAAAAATCGAATCTCTCATATTCCAATGCAACCACGTCTTATTATTATTATTTCTTAAAAAGTCGAAATATTCGTCTAACATCTCTTTTTCAATTTCGTTGTATCGATCAACAATTTCGTCAAAAGGTATTCCCATTTCTTCAGCAGATTTATAAATTGCAAATAACTCTGTTTGACCAAATTCGAGATTTTCGACTGCAATTGAGGTTATCCTTGGACTTTTCCCACCAAGTGCAAAAAAACTCTCGCTTGAATAATGAATAACCAAATATTTAGATTTTTCTTTATCTATTTCTTTTAAAGTATTTAAACCTTTCAATCTATCAGTAATACGACTCATTGTAATCCTCCATTTTTTTATCTCATTATATATCTAAAGAAAGGAATGTGCTATGAAATTAAGACCTTATCAACAAGAAGCACGTACTGCAATCCAAAAGGAATGGCAAGAAGGGCGTAAAAAAACGTTACTTGTCCTTCCGACTGGTTGTGGTAAAACAATCGTATTTTCAAAAGTAATTGAAGACCGTGTAAGACTAGGCGAGCGTGTGCTCGTCTTAGCCCACCGGGGCGAATTACTAGACCAGGCATCAGAAAAATTAGAAAAGTCTACTGGACTAAAAACGGCAACAGAAAAAGCTGAACAGACTAGCATTGGTGGTTTCTTTCGTGTAGTTGTTGGTTCCGTTCAAACGTTACAACGAGAAAAACGCCTTAGCAAGTTTCCACCGGATTTTTTTGACACGATTGTTGTAGATGAAGCTCACCATTGTATCAGTAATGGCTACCAATTTGTTTTGAAGCACTTTAAGGAATCGAATGTTTTAGGTGTTACAGCAACGCCTGACCGTGGAGATATGCGAAACCTTGGTTCTTATTTCGAATCCTTAGCTTACGAATATACGTTACCAGAGGCAATCAAATCAGGATATTTGTCACCAATTAAAGCATTGACTATCCCGCTGAAACTAGATTTAACTTCTGTTGGTCAACAAGGCGGAGATTTTAAAACAAGGGATTTAGGTACGGCATTAGATCCCTATCTTTATCAGATAGCTGATGAAATGGCGAAACATTGTTTAAACAGGAAAACAGTTGTCTTTCTTCCATTAGTCAAAACGAGTAAAAAGTTTCGGGATATTTTGAATGAAAAAGGATTTAAAGCTGCAGAAGTCAATGGCACGTCTAAGGATCGTGAGGAGATTCTTTCGGATTTTGATAAGGATAAATACAATGTACTGTGCAATTCGATGTTACTTACTGAGGGTTGGGACTGTCCGTCTGTCGATTGTATCGTGGTTTTAAGACCAACGAAAGTCCGTAGCTTATACAGTCAGATGGTAGGACGTGGCACACGATTGTTTCCAGGTAAGGAAGAGTTATTGCTATTAGATTTCTTGTGGCACACCGAACGTCATGAACTATGTCATCCGGCACATTTAATTGCCACTAGTGATGATGTAGCTAAGAAAATGACAGAAAACATTGAAGAAGCTGGTGAACAAGGATTTGCAGTTGATATTGAAGAAGCTGAATCACAAGCTGAAAAAGATGTCATTGCCGAGCGCGAAGAAGCGCTAGCGAAAAAACTGGAAGAAATGCGCAAACGAAAACGTAAACTAGTAGACCCATTGCAATTTGAAATGTCGATTCAAGCGGAAGATTTAACGAGTTATGTACCAAGTTTCGGTTGGGAAATGGGACCACCGTCTACACAACAAGTAAATGCGTTAGAAAAATTAGGTATTTTACCAGATGCCATCGATAACGCAGGAAAAGCTAGCCTCATGCTTGACCGTCTACAAAAACGGAAAGAAGCAGGGCTAGCTACACCTAAGCAAATTCGATTATTAGAACAACGCGGATTTAAATCAGTCGGTACATGGTCATTCGATAATGCCAGCAAAATGATTAATCGTATTGCGGCTAATGGATGGCGATTACCAAGTGGTGTGAGACCGACGGAATATCAACCAGAATAGTTACTAATCAGGAATTATTTGACTTAAATAAAACATGGCCTCATTACATTTTTCATCATATAATACAGCCTCTGTATAACTAAGTGACTGGTAGTGTTCAGCTTTAACTTCTTCCTCTAAGGAATGTAAATTATTTAGAAATTCATAAAAACTTTTCTTTATCATTCTAATATTAACCATAGAATCTAAAATATCATTCACTGATAAATTTTCATTATCAGCCAGACTATTGGGAAGGTGAGGAACCATAGAAAATATCTTTTTTTCAACAATATTCCATGAGTTAATTATAGATAAACGTGGATTAACAGAAGCAATCATATCTGTTTCTTTATGGACAGATTGTGGATTTGGAAATAATTTTTTGCTGAAATCCTTGTATTTGTTGGATTCAGTTATATTTTCAGAGTCGGAAGAATGGGACTGTTTATTAGGTTCTTTGTTAGGTTGTTTTTCATTTACGATGTCAAGTAATACCTCGTTTGAGTTATCGTTTTTAATAAGGTTTTCACCAAATGATAGCTCTTTATCTCCCATTTTAAAATGACTAACTCTTTGAGAAAGTTTATTCAGACCTTGTAAAAAACTTTTTTTATAAATGATGGAGATAACTAAAGCTAACAAAGGCCATGAGAAATTATTATAGAGAATAAAAAAATAATAAAAAATAGATTTACAGATTTCCTTGAAAGTTTCCATAAAAAACTCCTTTATTTTTATCATACCAAAAGAAAGCAGGTGATACTACTTGGAAAACAAATTAAATTTACTTGAGCTGTTGGAATTTGTAGATCCAGCATATCTTTCTTATCAGGAATGGACCAACGTAGGAATGGCATTGAAACATGAAGGCTATACGGCATTAGATTGGGACCAATGGAGCCAACGAGATTCTTCACGTTACCATTCAGGTGAATGTTTCAAAAAGTGGGATACGTTTAAAGGTAATGGCCAGCCAGTAACAGGGGCAACCATCACGCAATTGGCCAAAGAGAATGGTTGGATGTCCCCGTTTAAAAGTGATGATATTGGTCATGAGTTAGATTGGAACGATACGCTTCAACGTGATGATTTAGTTATCATTGACCGCAACTGGATTGAAGGAAAAGAAATTCATGAGCCAACAAAATGGGAGCCATCGCGTCAAATTATCCAGTACTTAGAAGCGTTATTCGAGCCATCAGAGACAGTCGCCTATAATATGGCAGCTTGGCAAGACGAAGATGGCAAGTGGAAGCCTTCGAATAAAGGTGCGTATGATCGGACTGCTGGTCAGCTGATTGAAGCCCTTACTCATTGTGGAGATGACATTGGTTCCGTTTTGGGTGACTACAATCCAGAAGCAGGTGCATGGATTCGTTTCAATCCATTAGATGGGAAAGGTGTTAAAAACGACAATGTGACAGAATTCCGCTATGCGCTAGTCGAATCTGACAACATGAGTCTTGAAAAACAAAATGCTATCATGCGTGAGTTAGAACTACCAATCGCAGCAATGATTTACAGTGGCAAAAAATCTATTCATGCCATTGTGCGAGTGGATGCAGATAATTATCCGGAATATCGGAAGCGGGTGGATTATCTTTATGATGTTTGTAAGAAAAATGGT